AAATTTCGTAATTTTGTAGATAACACATGGGGAAAAATTAAAGACATTACTGGCGCGGTTTGGGATAAAATGCCCGATGGCGTAAAAAATGTATTTATAAAAATTAGTGAAACTATAAAAGGCGTAATAAATGGCATAAAAGAATTCTTTACCGGTTTATGGGAAGCATTAAAGCAAGGGCCGTCAGCAACATTAGAGTATTTGAAAAATGCTTTTTTGAGTTTTGTAAATAATATTAAAGGGGGGGTTGGCAAGATAGGTGAGTTTTTTTCCGGAATATGGGACGGTGTCAAAAATATTACGGGAAACGTATGGGATGGAATAAAGGGAACAGTCAGCAGAGCATGGGAAGGGATTAAAAATGTCGCGCAATATCATCCGTATATAATCGCATTTAACAAAATAAAAGAACACGGTCCAGCCGCATTTGAAAAAGTCAGAGAAGTAGCTGTCTCGGTTTGGGAAGGTGTTAAAAACGGTGCGGCGGCATTGAAAGATAAGGCGGTAGAAGGTTTCAACAAATTAAAAGATGGCGCTGGTGTAGCATTTAATAAATTATTGGACGTTGGTGAGTGGGGGCTGAATAAATTAGAAGGGCGCTTCCCTGGGCTTGCAAATACTGGGCGTGAAGTTTTGGATGCATTAAGGCAAGCGGCCAGCGGAAATTTCGATGGAATAAAAGAGCTTGGCACGAAAACATTAAATAAATTGGAGGAGCGTTTCTCCGGATTGGTAGGCGCAGGGCGTGAGGTATTCAGCGCATTAAAACAAGCTGCCAGCGGTGATTTTAGCGGCATTAAAGAACTTGGCACAAAAGCTCTTGATGGATTAAAAACAGGTTTTTCAAATTTCAAGGATGCTGCCAGTGAAAAATTAAGTGCAGCAGGTGATTTTTTTGGAAGGGTGTTTGAAGGCATAAAGAATGTTGCCGGAAGCGCGTGGGATGGAATTAAGAGCGCAGCAAGTAATGGCTGGACTGGAATAAAAGGATTATTCCAAAATGGGGCTTCTTTTGTTGAAAATATAATAGGCAGTATGCCTGAGCCGTTCCAGAATGTTTTTAGCGGTATCAAAATTGTAATAGATGGTTTTATTGGGTTCTTCAAAAATGTTTTCAGTTCTGGAATCACTGCAATAAAAAATATTGTTGACGTACTCCCGAATATATTTTCAGACCCAATAGGGACAATCAAAAGTATCATCAGTGAAATAGGAGGGTTCTTCAAAAATGTTTTCCAAGGCGCAATTGACGCGGTAAAAGGAATTATTGACGGTCTGGCTGAAAAGTTCGGCGGGGTATTCGCTTCGATAAAAGAAAAAATTGAAACCTTTGTTAATTTCTTCAGAGACAAGATTGGCGCGGTTAAGGATTTCTTTGGCGGTATTGGCGATAAAATTGGCGGCTTTTTTGGCGCCGGAAAGAATAACAATGTCCCTGGCCATGCTGACGGCGGTATCTTTACCCATCGGCACATTGCGGAGATTGCCGAAAGCGGCGCCGAAGCGGTCGTACCGTTGAATAACAGCCCGCAGGGATTTGATATTTGGAAAAACGCCGGAGAAATTGGCGGTTATGTTGACCGAATGAACCAGCAGACGGCAACCGCTTCAACTAGCGGAACGCCTCCGGTTATGCAAGCCGCAGCACAGAGAATTTCCAACAGCGAAAATGTTATAAATATTAATTTCAGCCAAAATAACACGTTCAGCGGAGGAACGCCGGATAAAGAGACGGTAAATCAAATATCTGCTGCCGGAGAACAGGCCGCTGATGATTTTGAGGTGAAAGTAAAACAAGCCCTGGACAATATAATGCGGAACCAGCGCAGAGTGAGCTACGCATGAGACAGTATTTAGTATCGCAGGGCGATGTCTGGGATTATATATCTTGGAAACTCTATCAAGATGAGGGTTTTGTCCATATCCTGTTAGCCGCTAATCCTACATTGCGGCATATCGTTCAATTTACAGTTCCGGTAATGATAAATATCCCGGATAAGCCGCAAACCAGAGCGCAAACATCGGCGAACCTACCGCCATGGAAGAGGGCTTAATATGGCAGATTCAAGGCGTTCATTTGTTCGCGTATCATACGATGGCAAGGATATTACAGAAGCATTGACGGCTTCTGTCCTTGAATTTACATATAACGATAAAGCGAGCAAAGAATCCGATGATATAACTTTGAAATGCCATGACAGAGAGAATAACTGGATTGGAGATTGGTACCCAAAAAAAACTGTTGAAAAAACTGAACGGACTGTTGAGCGCCCGAGCGATTATTCCGCAATGGCGCAGGCGTTACAGCGCGGAGTAAGTTCCGCAGAATTACAAAGAATGATTGACGCATCGGACTTGACACCGGAACAGGGTAAGGTATTGCAGACAATGACCGAATCTTCCAGATGGTCGCAGGTCGTAAAAGAAAATCCGCAATACAAAGGCGTTGAAGGGAAATTAAAACTTATACAGGATATTAAGGGCAATTCTACAACCACGGCAACCGTTGTAGACAATGCGGTTTCCGGTACTATTTTGCGGGCTACTATATGCGTGGAAAATTGGGACTTTGAAGGCGATAACAGGGAACTGGATTGCGGTTCTTTTGAAATCGACAGCGTAGATTTTTCCGGGCCGCCTGATACTGTTATCATAAAAGCCTTATCAATTCCTATTTCCTCAAGCATTCGTAACAGCGAAAAAACAAGGGCGTGGGAAGATACCACGTTACAAAAAATTGCCCAGGACATTGCCAATGACGCAAAACTTGACTTAATGTACGAAGTTGAAAGCGACATCCAGCTTGACCGTGTAGAGCAAGAAGAAAAAGCCGACATGGGCTTTTTATTGGAATTATGCCAACAGTACGGAGTTGCATTAAAGGTTACGGATAACAAAGTAATTCTGTTTGAAGAGGAAGCCTACGAAAAAAAGCCGGTAATTGATACATTCGATAAAAAGGAATTTGGCGGCCGTCTTTTAGATTATTCTTTCTCACAGGATACAAGCGGAACGGTTTGCAAAGCGATTTCCAGTTATAAAGACCCGAAAAGCGGGCAGTTGGTTCAGGCGACATTTGAACCGCCAGAACCTCCGGCAACCGGGCAGATTGCGTATGTAAATGAGCGTCCCGGAGATTTGAGCGGCGACAATTTCCGCAATGGTGAAGATACCTCTTCTGAAAATTCAGGCGGGACATTTGATACAGGTTTTAATAAATTCAATGACATAACAAATGATTTTGACAATCCGAGATCGGACAGGACAGATAACGCATTACGGCAGGCGAAAGCCGTGGCGCGGGAAAGAAATAAAAACGAATGGACTTGCACGTTACGAGTAATGGGAAACCTGAACATGGTTGGCAGCGTGAATATCAATGTTACCAGTTTCGGGGCATATAGCGGAAAGTATTCGGTGTTTGATGTTCAACACGGCCTTATTGGTAAATACGAAACCACTATAAAAGCGCGCAAAGTATTGGTGGGGTACTGATATGGCAGAAATACTACGACAAGGGCAAGCCTCAGAGCGGGATGTAAAGAGCGCGACTGCTCGTGTTGCGATGGATGATTTGGGCGGAACTGTTAGCGGTAAATTACAGGTATTATTTCCGGCAGCCGGTGGGTGGAACTTTTTCTGGACACCGAAAGAAGGCGATCACGTTGTAGTGAGCAAACTCCCGAATGGAACACAAGAAGGTTATGTCCATGGCAAAGTTTACACCGGAAACAAAATGCCGCAGGGCGGAGCGCCGAATATAATTCTAATTGTCAGTGATGACGGAAAAAACGTTGTACGGTTAGACGCTGATAAGGGCACGTTAGATTTAGTTGTTGATCAAAACGCGACAGCAAAATTTTTTAATTTTGATGTTGAAGTTAAAGAGACAATTTCCGTAAAGGCTAAAAATATAGATACCAACGTTGAAGAAAATATAAATGAGGAAGCGGGAAAAAATATAACCAGTGAGGCGGGCGAAAAAAATACAGTTAAAGGTTCTGATGTTGAAGTGAACGGCAATACAAAAATAACCGGGGGTTATCTTGAATGTAACGGAACTGCGCCACCTACAGGAACAGGCTGTTTTTGTGCAAAACCATTTTGCATAGTGGACGGGTCGCCGCATATTGGAAACAAGGCGAATGGAACATAGGAATAAATTATGGCAATGAACGGAAACACAATGGGGCAGGAAGTGGCGGCAGCGATTATGAACTCTAGCGCATCGCCGGAAGCTAAGGCGGCAGTTATTGATATATGGCAGAAAATTTGTACTGCAATGGTTAAACACATAACTACTAATGCAATGGTACCGCCAGGTATAGTGGTATCAGTTGATCCGGTAACTCATCAAGGATCAACTACAGGGCCGGGGAAGGTAACATAATGCTTATAGGAAGTTGGGGACCAATAGTATTTATGGTTTCGGGTATTGGCACATTCACTTTTTCAGAATTAACGCAAACCTCTTCTGGAAGATGGGCTACGCATGAGCCGATAAACTCAGCCCCGCTTTCTGAATTCTTAGGGCCAGGCCAAGATGAAGTACAAATGAAAATATCAATAACAAAAAGGCTTGGAATAAATCCCACAATAACATATGAATTATTCAGGCAATTGGTACGAAGGGGAAAGAATTTTCCTTTAATTTTAAGAGGTACGCTTTTATCTAATAATTTTTGGTATGTGGACAATATAAGCGGCGTATCTTCTAGGTTTGCTCCGGGTACAGGCGCAATTTTATGGACTGAATTTACCTGTAATTTTAAGGAGTACAAATGAACGAACAGTGGATAACTTTGGACGCTATGCCAAAAAATATCACATTTGGCGCGACTGGCGTGCTTGCCGTTATGCAAAACGTAAGAACGATTTTAACAACACGCAAAGGAACTCAGCCATTAGATCGTGATTTCGGCATATCTTTGGATTTTTTAGACAGCCCTGCGCTGCTTACAAGGGCAAAAGCGGAACAGGAATGTTTTATGGCATTAAAGAAATATGAGCCAAGAGCGGTATTGAAGGAAATACGCTGGGAGGCTGATATAAAAAGCGGTAGATTTTGGCCGGATGTTTTAATTCAGGTGGTAGATTTATGAGATTTGAAGATTTGAAATTTGCGGAAGATGACGCTCGTGTGTTGGCTGATAGATTAAAAGAAATCTACG